TACCTGCTATACGCGTTGCTCATTTCCATGTCCCAGCATTACGGGAAGCCATACCAGCTATACGCGTTGCTCATTTCCATGTCCCAGCATTACGGGAAACTGCCGCTATAGGAACACTCGATCCCACAAAAACCCCCCATATCAGCCATTACCCAGCCACACCATTATAGTCCCAAACTTTTTTGAGAGCCCCGCACATATAGGTATTTACAAATCCTGAAATGCGTGCTATAATAAGAGCAATGCAGGTGGAAAATTTATAGAGGAGTCATGGATGGGATCACTGCAAGATACCGATTGGAAACTAATTCAGTTTAAATACGAGTGCTTAGATTTTTCTTTGGAACAACTCTCCGAAGAGAATAACGTTTCTTTGGCAGTGCTAAAATACGCTTCTGAGAAATGGGAAAAAGCAGAATTACCTTCCCCCAAATCCATGTCTCTTGAGGATTTAAACGAAAATACGGATGAGCGCTCGCAGTTAATAAATGTTTTGACGCGGCGGCTTGTTGAACCTAAACTTGCTGCTCTTGGAGGTTCGCTGATTGATAAAACAGCCAGGATGGCGAACAGCTTAAATTTAAGTGATCCTCGAGTAGCAAGCACTTTGAAGGCTCTAACTCAAGTCTATTTGCAGTTGAAAGAGGCCCTTATACCTGTTTCTGCTGATCAGACTGAGGACGGGTCTACTCCGACGAAGTGGGAGGTACAGATTGTCGAGCCTAAAACTAATGGTCCCCGTGAAGCTGAGACCGTTTCTGGAGAAAAAGAAAAGGTATAAAGTAGCGTATGGTGGCCGCGGTGCTGCTAAATCAATGACGTTTGGCCATCTTTTAGCTATGAAAGCTCAGTTAGAGCAAGCCCTTGTAGGTTGTATTAGGGAGTACCAGAATTCACTAGATGACTCAGTTTACGCCCTGATTTCCAGAATTATACAGCGGGATAATATACCCGGATTTAAGGTCCAGCATAACAAAATCATTCATAAGAATGGTGGAGGGATGCGGTTTAAAGGACTAGCACGAAGTACGGATGCAATTAAATCGTTGTTTGGCTTTAAATACTTTTGGCTTGAAGAAGGACAGTTTATAAGTGCAGATTCCCTCAAAACCCTCACACCTACCTTGCGGGAGGAAGGCTCTGAACTGTGGATCTCGGCGAACCCACTATCGTCCGCAGATCCCTTTTCAGAGCGCTTCATTTTGCCGTTCAAGAAACAGTTGGATAAGTATGGCTTTTACGAGGATGACCTACATTACATTGTTAAGGTCAATTATTATGATAACCCCTGGTTTCCTGATGTTCTCGAGCAAGAACGCATTAGGGACTACCGAAATCTTCCACGCGCTCTTTATGACCATATTTGGTTGGGTGAGTTTAATGATAGCGTGGAAGATAGCATTATACGGACCGAATGGTTTGATGCGGCAATCAACGCGCATGAAAAACTCGGATTCAAGCCTGAAGGAGCTATAATTGCGGCTCATGACCCATCCGATTTGGGAACCGACGATAAAGGCCTGGTTATTAGACGGGGGTCAGTTATTCTACGTGCCGAGTCCCGTTCCTTTGGCAGAGTTAATGAGGGGTGCGACTGGGCATTGGATAGCGCCATCGACGCAGGAGCCGATCAGTTTACGTGGGATTGCGAGGGGCTTGGCTCTGCACTTAAGCGACAGGTTGATACTGCTCTCAAAGGTAAGCACGTGGATATCCACATGTTTTACGGTTCTAATACCGCCTGGCGGCCTTCTACAATCTATAAGCCCATCGGATCGGATATCAAAAAGTCTAAAGAACGAACAAATGCAGAAACTTTTAGAAACCAACGAGCACAATTTTATTGGATGCTTCGAGATAAATTTTTCGCCACTTATCTTGCCATAGAGCATAATAAATATACTGATCCGGAAGACATGATTTCATTAGCACCAGACATTGAAGATATGAAATTATTACGGTCTGAAGTGTGTAGGATCCCTAGAAAATATAACTCTACAGGTAAAATTCAAATTATGAATAAGCAAGAAATGAGGTCACTAAAAATCCAGAGTCCAAATATAGCAGACTCTATGATGATGTCTATGTTACCTTATGACTTTTTTGCTGATACTAGTCCAATTGATTTTGAAACCGTATACTAAGAGGCGGAGCTATGCCAAAACGTAAACCTATTGCCCGAAAAAAGCGTTCTATTGGCCCAATTGACTTTTATGAGCGTACTGAAGAAGGTAAAAAACAGCGAGCTGAACGAAAAGCAGCAGGTATAAAGCCTAGAAAAAAGAAACGAATTCCTAAAGGTAAAACTTCCGGGTACCCTATGTCTTATCTCTCCAATAAGAAAACGAAAAAGAAATACCTGGATAAAGCTCTTGGGTATACCCTAGAATAGGAAAAAGCCATGACTCCCGAATCACGCAGAGAAACCACAGAAAGAGAACAAGAAGTTGTTAACGAGTTTTTAAATGAAACTTATCCAGAAGTTGTTCCTGGTGAAATTTGGTCTCTTGAAATAGGACGTTTTAAAGTGGTAACAGCAGGTAAGAAATTTATTAAACTAAGGCGTCTATAATGGCTGAAAAAGAACACAGAAACTGTTTAAAAGCACTTAGTGATGCTCAACAAGTAGAATACGATAACCGGCAAATGGTTCGTGAGAGTGATCACTTTTTAAACAAGCGTGATGGGCAGTGGGAACCAGAGATTATTACTAAATTTCTGGGGAAACCTAGATATACTTTTGATGAATGCAATCCTATCGTAGATGATATCATGGGTGAAATGGAAACCATGGACTTCGGCATTCGAGTACATCCTGCTGGAGGTACTGCTTCAAAAGATATTGCTAGGATTTATGAAGGCCTTATTCGCACTATCGAAAATATTTCGCAAGCACGATTTATTTATAATGCTTGTGCACGCATAATGGTTGGAACAGGTTTTTCTGCTTGGCGCGTAGTAACTGATTACCGAGATAGCGATAGTTTTCAGCAGGACTTAATGATCCGAGATATTCCCAATGCTGAGGATAGTGTTTGGTTTGACCAAAATGCTGTTAAACCTGACATGTCAGATGCTGGAGAAGCATGGGTTTTAACTTCAATGTCTCGAGAAAAGTATGAAGAGAAATACCCTGATGGTAGCGGTTTATCAATAGGGTCAAATATACAACAACAAGTATATTCTCACAAGAAAACGCATGAAGTTGTCATGGGTGAGTATTACTACCAAAAAGAAAAAATGCGTGAATTAGTCCTTATGACTGATGGTTCTGTTTACGTCGTTAATGAAGACTTTAATAGAATTAAAGATGACCTCTTCCGAAGCGGAATTAAGGTTAACCGCACTCGTAAACGTAATTCTTTGGTAGTGTATCGCCATTTATTTGACGGTGGAGACTGGTTAAAAGACTCAGAGAAAACCGTTTTTGAGTATATACCAGTTATTCCAGTTTACGGTAACTTTAGAATCAGTGAAAACAAAGTCATATACTGGGGCGTTGTTGAAAAGATAATGGATGCTCAGCGAGTTATAAATTACGCTGAAAGTCGTAAAATTGAAGAAGGAGCTCTTTCTCCAAGAGGTAAACACTGGCTAACTAAAGACCAAGCAATTTCTACTGATGTTAGAAATACTTTACGTACTTTGAATACAAATTCTGATCCAGTTCAATTTTATGATCATGCGCCAGATCAGCCACCCCCAATATATCAAGGAGCTCCTCAAAGTAACCCTGGATTAGTAGAGACTGCAGCTTCTGCACAAAATTTTGTTCAAAGAACTTCCGGTACTTTTGATGAGTCCCGCGGAACAGCCCCTTCTCATCGTTCTGGCTTAGCGATAGATAAATTACAGATGAAAAGCGACAATCCTAAACGCAAGTGGTTTACTGCGATGGAAATTGCGCTAGCTCACACCTGTCGGATCCTCGTCAAAGCTGCTCCTAAGGTTTATGATACACAACAGGTTTTGATGTTAACTGAACCGGACGGTAACACGAATGAGGTTACTATACGGCAGAAAGTTTTAGACGAGGAATCCGGCAAGGTAATTGAACTTAATAATATCAGTCAAGGCCAATATAATATAACTTGTACAGCTGGTCCTGCATTCCACTCACGCCAACAAGAAGCTGTTACTGCAATTAATGAAATTTCAGCTGTTGACCCCACAGTAATGCAATTAGGTGGAGATGTCTTACTGAATAATATTAATGCTCCTGGCATTGATAAAATTGCAGAACGTAAACGCGCACAAATGGTCCAAGCTGGCCTTATTCCTCCCTCACAACAAACTGATGAAGAGAAGAAAATTATTGCAGCTCAGCAAAAAGCTAAAGAAAAAGGCTCTCCGATCGACCAAGCCAATTTACTTATTGCTCAAGCTCAAGTTCAAGAGACCCAGGGTAAAAATCAAGAGCGTGAGATTAAGCTGGGGATTGAACAACAGAAAGTTCAGCTTAAAGCTATGGAACTCCAGCTTAAGAAAGACTCTTCTGATAAAAAACAAATGCTTGATATGATGCAAATGTTAACTGACCAAGTTAAAACTCAAGCTGAAACTTTAAAATTAATAAAGGATGCTATGGGCGTTGATGCTCTTGTATCTCCGGAAAGTATGAGAGCTTACAACCTTCAGTCACAAGAACTATCTGAGTCTATAAGGACTCAGTAACCCACTGCGGAAGCAGGCAGTCTACGGGGACTATAAGCCCGGCAGAAAGGTTAGGTATGAAATGTCAGGAATAAGCCAGCAGTCTACGGGGACTAAAAACCCGGCACCGACACCAGGACCTACAGGCAAAGAAAATGACGGAGTTACCTTTGATGATGGAACCGAAAATCCCGTTGACTCAGGAACATCGTCAGATGATAACCGAATGCCAGGAACTCCTGAAGGACAGTCTGAAGGACAACCTAGCGGAACGCCTGATGATAGATCAGGTAGTAAGCCAACTGAAAGCGGCACCGACGACGAGATTAACCAAGATAAGGTCAATAGCCGAATTAATAAGCTGACCTTTGAAAAACACGAAGAGCGTCGGAAACGTGAAGCTGCTGAGAAAAAAGCAAAGGAATTGCAGGATAAGTATGAAAAAGCAACCACAGAAAGCTCTGAAGTTGTTATTCCGCCAATTCCAGATACTTTTGATCCCCAGTACGAAGCAAAAATCAAAGCTAGGGATGAAGCTATTGCCAAAAAAGCTGAAGCTGATGCTAAAGCCCAGTTGGCAGTTCAGCAGCGACAAGACCAAATCAAAGCTCAGCAGGAGCGAGAGCAAGCTGAAATTCAAACTGCCGTCGATAATATGTTTAAAAACGGCAAAGACTTGGGGATTGAAAAAGAAGAACTTCTCGAAGCAGACGGTAAAGTTGCGACATTCATTCGGGATCCTTCTTTGGCAAAGTTTATTATTTCTCAAGAGAATTCAGCCCTTGTGGTCAAATACTTGGCGTCTTCTGCTCAAGAACTGGAGAAGATTAGCACTATGGACTCAATATCAGCAGCAGCATATATTGCTACCACAATTGTGCCAAAAGCTGATGAATTGAAACCTGGTGTAACAACAACTCCAGACCCTCTGGATATACCTTCAGGAAAAGGGGGTGGAGACAAACAGTCCCCCTTCTTAACTGGCGTTGAATTTGAGTAAGGAGTAGAAAATGGCAAATAACCTTGAAAGTAATATTACTCGAAAAGTCATGAGAGCTTTTATTCCGGCCTTTGAAAAACAGCGGGTGCTGTCAAAGACTGTGAATACCCAAATGTTCCAGAGCAAATTCAATCCGGCCAGCGGTGATTACGTCGATATCAAGCGTCCACACCAGTATGGAGCAGTAGAAACTTCTACTGGTGATATCTCTTCCAGTGGTACCAATGATATCATTTCTGGAAAGGCGACAGCCCAAGTCCAGAATTACATCACTGTGCCTATCGATTGGACCAACAAAGAGGAAGCTCTTTCTCTTGATCAGTTGGAAACCATTCTGAAACCGGCAGCCGAAACTGCAGTCATTACCCTAGAAACGAATTTCTGCGACTTTATGTATAAACGTGCAGCTCTTCTTTCGGGTTCTGTAGGAACAGCTGTCGATGCCTGGGCTGATGTTGCCAACCCGATGTCCCTGATGAAATCTTTGGGCGTCCCTGAAGGTGAACACTATTTCGTGTGCAATCCATTCACCATTCAAAATTTGGCCGGAGCTCAAACCGGTTTGTCGGCAGATCCGAGTCGCCTTGTTCAGACAGCCTGGGAACGTGCTCAGATTTCTTCCCCGTTTGCTGGTCTGAATGTTCTATCATCCAATAGCCTCAGTTCCTATACTTCAGGGGCCTGTGCTGATAGAGCAGGAGCACTTACTGGTGCACCCGATATGACCTATGCAACCCACAAAGATACCATGATCCAGACCTTGGCAGTCGGCTCTCTTACCACGGCGGGCGTCATCAAAGCCGGTGAGATGATCGAAATCGCAGGTACTTACTACGTACATCCGCGAACCAAGAAAGTCGTTCTGGATGCTTCCGGTAGCCCTATTACCTGGAAAGGTACTGTCACAGCAGATCTTACGCTCTCTGGTGGCGCAGGTAACTTGTTGGTTTCTGGGCCCGCTATTTATGAGTACTCTTCGGGTTCGAATTTCGGTCAGTATGACAATATCGATGCGGCCATCGCTGGTACCGAGGTTGTAAATATTCTCGGTGCAACGGCTACAACCTATCAACCAAATCTGTTTTACCATAAGGATGCCTTTGCAATCGCCTTTGTGAAACTGCCAAAGCTGTTTTCAACGGATACACTTGCGGTAACCCAAGATGGCATTGCAATTCGGTGCTCGAAGTATAGCGATGGTGATGCGAATACGCAGAAGATTAGGTTTGACCTTCTTCCGGCCTTCGCTTGCTTGAATCCGTTCTTCGCAGGCAAAGCTTGGGGTTTGGCCTAATAGTTGTTAACTTAGCTAGCTTTTAAGGGATTGGGGGCTAGCTAAGATTGGGGCCCCAATGTCGGGGCCCCAAATTTTAAGGAGGTAATTAGATGGTAAGCCAGACTATGAGATTAAAAGCAGTTTATTTTGACGGCCCTTCCGAAACTGGTCTTCCGTATCATAAAGCTATGGTTTATGAAAAAGACGTCCCGTATTTTTTAGAAATGGGAGCTTCTCTTGATCAGCCTGAAATTTCTGTCAGTAAGATAGAAGAAGGTGAATACCAGTTTGAACAAGATGAAGACGGTGCTGACGACCCTGTAGTACATGGGGATAAAGGAGATGGAGCACCTGGGTCTCTTCGTTGGCATTTTAACCATGTTAAAAGCATGGAAAAATCAGATGACATCGTAAAATACACATATGAAGTTATAAAAGAAAAGCCAAAGGTATTCCACTCTCTTATGACTTTAAAAGATGTCAAACTTGCAGCTTTGAGAGCAATCAAGGAGCACTTAAGAGATGACAACGAAAGTTAACGAAATTGTCGTTGACGCTTTGGAAGATCTGGTTGTTTTAGCTGAAGAAGCTAAAATACCACAATCAGAAGCTCGAGCTGTTATCCGAGGCTTAAATGATATGATGGCTTTATGGGATGCTAAAGGTATATCTCTTGGGTATACTGAAGTTTCTGACTTAGGCGATATAGTAACTGTACCGCCTGGAGCTATTGCAGGTATTAAAGCTAATTTATCAATTAAGCTGGCCCACAAATACGAAGTTGATCCGAAGCCTTCTTTGGTACAAGCTGCTAAAGAAGGCTTAAAAGCATGTTTAAACTTAGCTTTTCAAGCTGCGAGTTCAAATTATCCTCCGACATTGCCTCAGGGTTCTGGAAATACGTATCCAGGGTATACGGACTCTACCTTTTATCCTGATCAGCAAGATACAATTCTTACTGAAACTGGCGGAAGTATCGCTTTAGAAGACGACACTGAAGAGGCTTAATATGGCAAGAGCAACTGATATTAAAAAGAGTGATTTTACAGCAGTTACAGAATCTGTAGCTACTGACTATTTTGACTTAGTAAGAAGTGGTCAAAATTTTAAGATTTCTCAAGCTGACTTAATAACTTCTTTTGGAGTTTCAGGAACTATACAAGCTTTAGGAGAAGTTACAGCTACCCCGATTTTAAGTAAAGTTAGCACAATTAATTATATTAGAAATTTGTTTGCAGGAGCTGGTATAGGCCTTTCTCTGACAGCTCAAGGTTCTATTAAAGTTGCTCACAATTTTCTTGTAGATTCTACTGGTGTTCCTCTTATCACTGATGTAACTCTTGCTCAACCAAAAGTAAAAAGCCTACAAGCTGGTTCTGGTATTACAATTGCAACTGCTGGTGAAGTAATACAG